TTTGAGTTCTTTTTCAAATACGTTAGAGAATTTCCCTCTTTTTGCACTGTCTTCTCCCTTGCCGAGCTTATCGCTTACAAGTTCAAACTGCTTGAGAACATCTTTGGCCTTCTTGATTTTCTTGTAGAGGTCGGAAAACTGCTTGCCGTAATCTTCAAGCTGTTCCTTGCTCAACTGGGTGATATCGACATTTTCTCCCAGTTTGTCGTTGAGGTCACTGAGTTGTTTCTCGTAGTACTTGAGCGAACCTTCTGCAGGGTCCTTTTCCTTCTTACCCTTCTTGCCCTTCTTGCCCTTCTTGCTTGCTTTCGCGCCAGAGGAGGAGGTGGTAGAAGATGCAGTGTTTTTTGGGGGATTGGCCCACTCATTAATTAACTCATCATATGTCTTGATGGCATTATTGTAGGATGAGAGCCTACCTTCCAGCTCTCTTACACTCTTCTGCCAGCCTTGGACATGAGTAGTCTTCAGTCCGTTGATGCGCTTCTTGATAGCATCTGCCTGTTCTTGCTCATAGGCACGTTGACTCTTCATGTCATCGATGACCTGTTGACGTGCCTGTTTAGCCGTGTACCTCTTACGGCCCTTAGTATCCCTATCGTTGAGATAGTGCTTGTACCTTTCATCAGCGTGCTTTCGCATCCTGTCACTGGCTCTCGCATTACCTTCAATTTGCTGGTTTTCCCTTGCATTGCCCATGAATGTCACAATGCTCTTTGGCATATTGCCGAATGTCAGTCCCTTGCTGTTCTTCATGAACAATGCGACTCCCTGCATCGCCTGGTTGATGAGGCCGATGAACGATGCCAGGAAGTTGTTGCTCTCACCTACGGATGCGGTGAGTGTCTTCCATGAGGCCGACAATCGGTTGAGCTGTGCATCCAGTGTCTTGCCGTTGACCTCTGCCTGAAGATGTGCCTCACTGGTATCCGTCACCGCTTTGGTAAGGTCTTTCACAGCTTCGGTGGAATCAGCAAGGATGGCTGCAGCATTATAGTTGCGCTTTCCGAAGAGTTTAACCATCGCACTGGTGTCACCGATGCATGCATGAAGGTTCTGCATGGCTTTGTCCAAGCCTACGATTTTAGGGTTCAGTTCATCTCCCGCCTTCGTGGCTAAAGCAAGCAGCACATTACGGAGGGCCGTTCCGGCCTCAACAGCATCGGGAATGCGTTTGGCAAGTGCCTCTATCAAGGCAGTTCCTTGTTGGACGGTCAGCCCTGCATTACGGATTGCAGAGCCAGCCTTAGTGAATGCGGTTGCAAGGTACTCGATGTTACCCGCGCCGTTCTTGGAGCCAGCCGCCAAGACATTGATGTAGATTTCGGCATCCTCGGCACTCGCACCCATCTGGTTCATGATGCCCGTGAGGCTCTCAATGGATGCCTCAAGCGGCATGACACCAGCCTTGGCCAGTGTGGCTGCGGATTGCGCAATGGCATCAAGGGCTTCAGGGGACTTCAACAGCTCGGGCATCTTGGAACCGATGACACCGTAGGAGTCGACAATCTGACTGCTGCTGATGCCCATCGCCATGCCTGTCTCAGTGGCCATCTGCTTGACCTTGCCCATCACACTGGTGCTCAATCCCGTGAGCGACTGCAGATGCGCCATGCTGGTCTCCAGCTCACGGCCGTTGGCTACCACGTCACCGATGGCCTTGCCGAGTGCCGCCATAGCTGCGACCTGGGGACCCATCTTGGCGAACTTGGCGAACCCTCCAAGCCCTGCACTCCCCAATATGGTGCCAATGTCTTTCTTGGCCATCTGTGTGGTCCTCGAGAATCGGTTCACAGAGGCCGTGGCACTGGCAAGGCTGCGGTCGAAACCCGTCTTGTCAATGCCTAATATAACTCGTAAATCAGCTTTAACGCTCATGTTGATTCATTCTTTGTTCTAATCGTTTAGCTTTCTCCTCGAGCCGCCGCTTGTCGGCATTGCTCATTGAGGTCTCCTTCTTACCTCCATCACCCTCCCACGGGAAGGTCATGATGTCTGATACACTCATCTTCTGGGTCGAGTGGGTCTGAGCTCCGATATAACCAACAAACCGCACCTGTTCCCACGAGTCCTTACTCACCAGGTACAAGTGCGACATCAGACAGCCCACCTCGTACATCTCCATCTCGTCCATCACATAGCCAGGATTCATGCGGCCCTGGAACACGAGGATGGAGTATATCTCACCAGCCGTCAACTTTTTTTTTCACCGGATGCATCTTCTTCCTCGCCCTTCATGATGCCCATCTTCTTTTCCTGGGCTGCCATGAGGTCGCTGAATGCCTTGATGATTTCGGCCGAACCTGGTTCATCAGGCTCACAGGCATCGATGAACTCTTCAAAGGACATTGTTGTGCCGGGGTTGTTTGCGAGAAGAATCGCATAGTAGAACAGGAACTGCTCCATGCTGGTCTCCACATTGAACGACTTGCCGGTGATGTTCTCGAAGATGAACAGTGCTCGCAGCGTGTACTTGATTGTGTAGCTTTCGCCTTTAATTTTGATTTCCATATCCAGTTAAAAAAGGGAGTGGGGAGACCCCCACCCCCAATGGTCATGTTTAGAGAGATATCCTTTAGCTTGCGCTGGTAGCCTCGAGTGCGCCGTCACCCTGCAGCTGTACACTGAAGGTGGCATTCTCACCGTTGGGAGCGTTCACCTCGATGTTGGTGATGAGCACGGTACCGGTATAGCCGAGGCTCTTACCGGTGGTCGTGCCGATCGTGCCAGTCTCAGCAGGGGACCATGTGGTGCCAGCATCGTCTACGCTGTCGAGCTTCGACGAATAGGGATAGGTGGTACCGCTGTCGCTCTCGATGGTGAAAGTAGCGGTCAGTTTGGTTTGGCTTAACATCAGGTCAAGAAGGTCCTGATAGTTGTAGCCAGCACCGTCATACGAGCACAGATTCTCAGAAGTGGCACTCCATGAGATGATGCCGTAGTCGGAGCTCTGGAACTTGCCACCGTCATCCTTGGTGGAAGTCTGCTGGGTGTCGACACTAACCGTCAGCGTGTGGCTGGTGGCGAATGCAATTGATTTGGTGGTGGTGCCGTTGGTGATGAACAGCATCATGTCACCGCCTTTGATTACGTTTCTACTCATTTTCTATCGTGATTTCAAATGTTAGGTCTTGTAAATAACTCGTTTCATTGTACATCTCGCTGGCATCGCTTAAAGTGATGTCACCGATATATACGTCTTCGAATGTGCCGGATGAACCGACAAGTGCTTCAGTGATTGAATCGGCAAGCAACAGGCCGCTCTGGTAGTCCATCGACACTACCTGGACTGAGAGAGTTGCTCTCTGCGTCTGCAGCAGTCGGTCTTTGGTGTCATCCACCGTGAGCGATGCACGACGGTACACAGCGAAAGGCTGTGCGGTGTTTTCCTCGGCCACGATTGCCTGTGCCGAGGTTATCCCTGCATCACTCAATATTGCCTGTATAGCTTTAGTTAGGTGTAAGCCCGTCATGTCTTGCCTGTTTTTTGATATGCTTTATTAATGCCGTTTCAATGTCACGTGCCGCTTCGTTCTCCTTCGCCTTGATAGCTTTGTCGAACCATCGGAGTTTACTCATGTCCCTGAATGCCCTGCCCCTGTAGGCTGCCTTTCGCATGGGGATTTTCCTCCCTTTGCCACGGTGCCCTTTGGTGTAACGGGGCTGGGTGCCCATCTCGAACCACTTCAGGCGATAGTCGCCCATGATATGGACTTTCGCCGTTTCGGGATTCCTCGCCGTCACCTTGATGCCTTTGACCAGACTGCGCTTTTCGGTCTTGCCGTTGGCACGGGTGTAGGTCGTGGTCTTCCTCACGTTGTGGCCAATCACTTGCTGTAGGTTTTTGGCGGCCTCTTTCTTGAGTTTGTTACCAGCCTCTTTCAGTGCCTTCCTACTTACCTTGCGCTGGTTCTTGGTCGACAGCCTTCGGAACAACGCAAAACATCTCGATGCGTCTACTTGTATCCCGTCAGCCTGTGTCATTCGTTGATGAGTTCAGTGCGGATGAAGTATTCCCTGCGGTGGGTACGGCGGTCGATGGACAGGATGCGATACTCGAGGTCGTTCCACAATATCTTCATCGTCTCATCGATGTCGCCGTTCCAACGGATGCTGAAGGTGGTCACACGCTCATGGAAGATTTCCTCGTTGTCGATCGCCCTGTTGCCGCTGACATAGTTCACGGCTGCAGGGAGATTGCTGACAACGTCAGTCCATGTGGTCTGCGTGGCACCGTAAACGTCACGCACAACCGTCAGGCTCTGAATGGTAATCCTCTCTGATAGTTTGCCAGCTTCCATCATTCGCAGCACTTGCTGATTTGACCGTAGTTAATGATTTTGCCAAGCAATGCCATTACGTTAGCATACGGAACAACGTGCTGCTGACCACTCGATACACCTTCACGATTCTCATACAATGCCGCTGCCTGCATGAGAATCGCTGTGTATATCTGTGCCGGCAACACACCGTCATCGTCGATGTACACCGACAGGCTCTTCACCTGGAGTGTATCGGCAACCGTCTGCTCGGCTGAGCAAAGATAGAGGGCCAACAGCTCATCCTCATCAGTGGTGGAGATGTAGCTGTGTGCCTTCAAATCTTCTACCGTAGCGTATTTCGGTGTGTAATCCATTGCTCGACTCGTCTATTACTCGGTGGTGGTGAACAACTTCAGAGCTCCGGTGCGTGCAACACCGTAGTCGAAGTAGCTGTTGATGGTGATAACCAGTTCACCAGTACCAGCAGCGGTGTAGGGATCAACAGTCAGGTCAAGTGCACCCCACTGACCGATTACGAGGTTGCTCCAGTCACCGTAGTAGGCCTGGTTTGCGGCGCAACCGATGGTCTTGTAGAGGGGAGTGCCGTCTACATTGCCGTCGGCATAAATCAGGCGAGTACCGTCGTTGTAGGTCATCGAACGGACAACGGCTGCACTCTCAGGTGATGCGATGTAGGCGAAGTTCTCACCAACTGCGAGACGCTCAACGGCTGCCTCTACATCGGTAGCGAGCTCTGCCCAAGTGGTAGCCACGGCAGCGGTCTGGCCGTTACCGATACCAGCAGGAGCACCAGAAGCGGCTGCAGCGGTGCCGAACATGGTAGAGTTCAGCTTGGTGATGACAGCCTTGCGGATGTCAGTCAACAGGGTAGCCTCAATCTGGGCGTTGTCCTGAGCGACCATCTGCTTGCTCAACTTGAACTGAGCGGTAAGACGGTTGGGGGTCAGGCTAACACTGGTGAATGCATAAGTGGGGTCGGCTGCAGAAGCCACCTCAGTAGCCCATGCTACGTTGCCACCACCCAGAACGGGAATGGTCACATCATTAACGAGGCCGCTGTAATAGCGGGCACCAGCCTTGACTGCAACGAGGTCCTCACGAATGGGAGCAAAGGTGTTGTAAACATCGATGCCGATGGTGTCATCGTGCTCGGTGGTAACGGTCACGTCTGCACGCATCTGGGGAACGATAATCTGGCCTACGGGGTTGAAACCGGCATTGCGCATTTCCTCACGGCCGGCACGAACGATGGCCTCTACATCATCACTCAACTTGTCGCCATTGGCAACCTCACGGATAGCACGGAGAAGGCTGAAGTTATGCTTCTTTTCCTCACGTACCTTGATGGTGCTGACCTTCTTGCTCACGGCCTCTTGACCAGCCTGGAGGTCATTGATGGAACGCTTGAGACCTTCCATCTCATTCTTCAGAGCGTCGATGTTCTCATTGCGCTCTTGCATTTCGTTGTTCTTGTTCTCTTCCATTGTAACAGAATTAGAATTAATAATATTTTCTTCGTTTTCGTTGATTTCTTCTTCAATCATTCCCCTTAAAAGGGCACCGTCCAGGATGACTGAACGGGAGTCCACATTGGTCTGCGGATAAGCAGGGTGGATGACCACGCTGACATCATAAAGGCCGTTGACCTTATCGACGTAGCGGATAAGAGCACGGGAGTCTTTCTCGTTACGCTCGTAGTGAACATCAGTGTCCTCATCGCACGTGTAGGCGAATGAGCAACCACGGTAGTCACCACGCTTGACACCGGCAAGGACGGCTTGGCCGTCATTGGTCATCGGTGCCTCGTAGGAGAACTTCAATCCATGCTCATCAAGTTCGAGATGCAGTGAGCCTTCACCGTTGACGGAACGAGCCACCATGCGGCTGTTGTCATGGTCGATGTTGGCAATCACGTCACTCTTATTAATCAGCTCCTCGGTGATGGAACCAGGCATCATGACCTCTTCGACCATGCGGCCCTTGTTCCAGTCAGGAAGGAACACGCTGCGCTCATTGAAGACAACTGCATAACCCTCGATGGTACGTGAGTCTTCAATTGCCCTCAATTGGCAGTCTTCGGTATTACGATAAATCTTCGTCATTTCTTCCTTGTTCTTTTAGGTGTGGGTTCAGGTGCTGGAGTCGGTTCTCCCTTGATTTTCGCAGAATCGATGGGAGCGACGTTGCAAGAGATATACGCAGAGTCACCGCCCTCGACAGGCGCATGACCCTCACGCACTCTCACCTCGTTGGGCGTCAGAACACCAGCCGATATCATCTTGGTGTAATAGTCGGCCTTGGTGCTCATGTCGCTGATATAGTAGTCGTCCAAGTTGAACTTGACACGGAATTTTCCAAGCATCGCATTGGGGATGAGCTTCACCGTCAACTCAGTCTCTATCTTGTTGATGAGTGGAAACAGGGTGTCGGTCATGAATGCTGTCTGTGCGCTCTCGCTGCCTTTGTAGTTGGTGCTTGAACTCTGGAACACCCTATCAGGATGCACGCCAAAGAAGCGGCAAATGTCGAGCACATTGAGGTTCTTTGACTCGATGAGCTGGAGGTCACTCGGTGAGAGTGACAACTGATTGAACTTCATCGTACCGGGAAGGGTGAATATCTTGGCACCACTGGTGAGCTGCGATGTGATGTTATCCTTGACAGCCTTCAACTGGTCATCCTGTGGGGCACCGAAGCCTTGGGTAAGGTTCGAGTCACCACTGATGAAACCAGCCAAAGTGCTGCCTTCCGCAAAGCTCGCCAACTGCAGCGCATCGAGGTTGCCACCTACACCCAACACCCTCTTCGCATATGACAGCGTGCTCACTCCAGTGAAGCCACCATCGAGGCTCAGGTTCTTGAGGTGTACAATCCTCCATCCCTGGCACGTGGTGAAAAGGTTGTTGGTGTCATCGTGGATGTCGTATGTGTCGGTGTCTACATCGTAGTCGCACTTGCCGTTGGGGATGAGGTACAGGCGTGTCACCTCGCTGCTGGCATTGTAGTAGGGATAGATATAAGCATTCCCATGGAGAAGCATCTGCACGATGGCAGCCTTCCAGAAGTCGAAGGAATTGACCCTCTCGTTGGGGCGCAATCGGAGCACCAGCTCGAGCGGATGCTCTTCATCCACTTGCCAGTACCTTCCTATTCTGCGCTCTATGTCGATACCCAGGGATGCCACGGTACCGCTGACGATGTCCACACAACGCCACACGGCTGCCAACATCATTCCGCTGTTGGTGGACGTGCTGACGGTGTAGGTCTTACCGTTCACGGTAACTTGCAGCACTGAAGGTGCGACGATGGAACGCTTCTTCTTGCCCTTGAAAATATCTAATATACCCATATTTTTTGCGTTATATTTATATGGGAAAGTGTTAAACAGGGTATTTTTACCGCTTCTGTTCAAGGCTCACACCCAAGGCCATCAATGCGGTGATGGCACCATCAATCTTGCGGTTTTCACTCCGCTTCAACGGCTTGCAGTTGTCCATGTTGTCCCTGTCGAGGATGCAGTTGTCAAAGCAATAGTTGTTGATGGGATTCTCGTTGAACGTGAGTAGGTCCTGGTCGAGCATCCTTACGATGGCCATACACGGCTTAGTGAAGTAGTAATAGGTCTGCTTGTAGGGATGCAAGAAGTTCAAGCCACCGCTATTGATGAGCAGATTGGTAAACTCGGCGGCCTTGTTGGGGTCATAGGCAATTTGCAAGATTCGCAAATTCCTACCATGAGCAAGAATGTCATTCACGATTTGCTCATAGGATATGATGTTACCTGGGCACAGATGGAGGTAGCCACCATCCACCCATCGCTGATACACTTCCTTGTTTGGATGCTTGGCCATCTGCCCTGCAGGGAAATAGTACTCGGTGTGTATGTGGCTGCGCTGCTCGTTCTTGAGGTAGATGTAATAAGACACAGCAGAAAAGTCATTGTCCACCGACAAGTCCACGCCCACCTCGCAGTCGGCCCTGTAGCCTAATGCATCGATGTCGAGCTGACGTGAATGCTCACGGATCGTGCTGCCCTCAATCCAGCTCTTATCGTTGCCGGTGACAAAGATGTTCAGCATCTTGGTCCTGAATGCCTTCATGTTCTCTGCTGACTTCTGAGCCTCTGCCCATTGTTGCTCATAGAAGTCTGGGCGCACGGTAACGCCCAGATGAGGCTGCACCTTTGCCCACGTTGCAGGGTCGCTCTCATCATCATCGCAATCAGGAGTGAATATGTGTGCAAAGCTGGTGTCATCCTCGTTATAT